GCTTCCGCTCGATGCTTCCAACGCTGACTAAGAAGCAAGCTTCAGGAACGATTGATCTTCTTCTCCGTCTACCTCAGAAAGCTACAAAGGTTCCAGGAGCTGATAAGTCCCTTCTTCAGGAAGCACTTTCAAGTGCGCCTAAAAGCAAGTACGCGATACCTACCAGCGAGCTGGACATCTCACTTGAAGGCACACCATTAACTGGCGACCTCCTGTTCATTGAGGTTAAGGAATATATGGGTAACCTATACATGCGCCGACTAACTGGCTCAGTAGGCGGATTTACGCGTCATCGTGTGCCTTCACAGGACTCAATCACGATTATGAACGTAATCAGCCAGGACCCATACAAGTACGCAAAGATCTTTGGGCAACACTACAGCTGCTGTGGTAGCTGTGGAGCCGAGCTAACAGATCCAGTTTCAAGGGATCTTCAGCTTGGGCCTGAATGCCGCAAGAAGTTCGGAAGGTAGGCGATACTATGGCACCTATGGAAGATGTAGCAAAGTACTATAAGCTGAACATTACTAACAGTGATGGTTCTCCTTACATGACACTCTACGTTGCGGGTGACAAGATGCGCAAGGTCAAACACATGTATTCCTTTGAGGAGGGATACCAGGTTGAGGCTGAGGCAATGGATAAACTACCCGAAGGAGTAGAGCTAGACATCGCTTAGCGGTTATAGCTCGTATTTACCAATGAAACAAAAAGGTTCTATTTCTGTCCCTTTTTGTTTCCAAAAAATAGCGTCTGATGTTATTATTGGACGCATGACGAAAGGACGTAATACTGATGTGGATATTTACTGAGACTGGATTCGTGTCTGCTGTTCAACACAGAGACAACCCTGAATACCTGATGGTCCGTGCACGTGACCGTGAATCACTCGAGGCGCTAGCTACAATGCTAAGTATCGAGATCAAGTCAACGCCAGATGCCGACTACCCATACCGCCTTGTGGCGAGTAAGGAAGACGTCAAGAGCTGGATGAATGACTCAATAGATTTCCTTGGATACAGCAACTTCAAAAACCAAGTTGCTATTACCCGAGGAAAGGAATACGCCTACGCGTTGGGAAGCGTGTGGTCGACGATGCATGAGGTTGAGGACGAGGAAGCTCGTTCAAGACTTCGCGAATATGAATCGTCGTTGGGGTTTAACTAACTCTAGCGCATTCCGCCAAGCCTGCGGGCTTGGTTGTCCCTGTCCCCTAACAAAGGAGGCTAACTAGCATGCGAGTTTCGAAGATGAAATTAGCAGTGACGTCAGTAGCTTACGCGGTGACACTGATTGCAGTCGCAATGACTGCGTCGTCGCAATTCAATGCTGACTCAAAGGCAGTCGCCAGCGAGTCAGAACAACTAAATAGCAAGCTGGAACCAAAGGTCATACCTGAAGTTTCAGCATCAGTTCGTACTTCAGCTGAGGTATTTGCTTCCTACCGGAACAGCAAGATACCTCTATCTGGTGGCCAACTCTCAGAGCTTCTTTCAGCTGTGGGCTTTGAAGGTCAGGCACATAAGACTGCCTGGGGTATAGCAATGCGGGAATCAAACGCCCGTCCGCTAGCTCTTAATAAGAGTACAAGAACTGGTGACAGCTCATACGGCATATACCAAATCAACATGATCTACGATTTAGGACCAGAACGTCGCAAGAAGTTCGGGCTTACTTCCAATGAGCAGTTATTTGACCCAGTACTTAATGTACAGGTCATGTACCTGATGACAGGCGGAGGTAAGGACTTTGGCTCTTGGGGCATAGGTCCTAACGCATATCGTTCAGGTGCGGGTATGTCTACATTAAAGAGGCTTAACGAATACCCTGGTGTCGTTAAGGTCACTTTACCAGAGTAAGGATATATTTAACCTATGAGCGAAAACGAAGATAACTACCAGCCCTATGCGGCTGGTGTCCCTATGGACGAGCCTAAGGCTACAGAGGAACCGCTGTATGAGTTTAACTCAGCAACGTTTACCTCTGGAGAACCTGCGGTAGAGGTTGAGGCTATCGAGCCTGAGCCAACACCTGAGCCTGAACCTGAACCAGCGCCAGCCCCAAAGGCTAAGGCAAAGGAGCGGGTTGAGGATACGGAGGCTACCCACGTGGTAGGCCTTGGTGATAAGGACGAGGTACTCCTTGCCCAATGTGTATACAAGAACATCTATGCACGTAAGTCACTAACCGTACATCACCTACAGCGCCGCCTTGCGGAGCTAGGATACGGCGATGCCTCAGCAGATCTTGACGGCTGGTACGGTGACCTAACCAAGGAATCCGTAAGGCAATACCAGGGAGATAATAAGCTAGAGGCAACAGGCGTCATGGACGCTGATACCTTTAAGCGTATCTTCAAGGGCGACCCAAACGTAGTGGTCGTTGTCCCAGAATAACAGTTAATAATAGTAAGAGGCCTGGCTATATGTCAGGTCTCTTTCTATTTCTATAACTATAGACGCCTAGCCTGTAGGCTAGCTCGCAACACAAAGGCTGGCAGGTTTGCTCGTTACTCGTAAGTATTCTAACTTCCACTCAGATGTTTTGTCTGCTAGCTGCTAGCCTCTAGCTTGCTAGCTCTACTTGTCTACACACAAGACATAGACACTACAACTATAAGAAATAAATCTAAACTACTTATAGACAGCATAGACAGGCATATCTATGCATTATTTACCTGTAGTACTTTATAGCCTTTTTCTCATAAAAACTTACTAAGGACAGGCACAGGCAGGTGCCTGCTGTCTTTTTTCTACTTCTCGGTAGAAAAATCTTTCACAGAAAAAAATGTTGGAGACACTTGGAGAGACTTCTCCCACATACTACCTCGGTCTCTCACGCCCAAGGCAATTAGCCTTAACGTACTATTTATTACTCGTCAGTACACAAGTATTCCGCCCTGGCTTTAGAGCGCACGATAACATGTTATAATATACACATGACAAAACATACTAAGCAAGGTCACGTTCTTCCACAGGAGGTACTTGACACCTTCACCTCGCTCTCCGCTCGAACCACAAGTAATGAGCTTGAGCGCTACGCCTACATAAAGGCACTTCGCGAGCGCGGTTGGACACTTGACTCAATTGGCATTGCCGTCGGCGTCACCCGTGAGCGTATTCGTCAGATTGCAGTTGCCGTCCCAATGAGTGAGGCAATTCGTGTCGCCGCAAATGGGTATCCAATCCCTGAGCCGCCAAGGATCGTTGAGAAATCTTCACCGCAGTTTGTTGAACCATCCGAGGAAACATTAAAGCGCCTACTTGAGCTTCAACCATATGCGCAACAGGTACGTTCATATGGAAAGGCTTACCGCAAGGAGGCTGAGGAATACACCTGGTTGGTTAACTATGCCCACACCGTTGAGGGTGTGACTCTATATCGTCTTGCAAAGCGTCTTGGTGTTACGCACGGCGCTCTTCGTTTTCGTCTTGCACGTTACGGATACAAGGCTCCCGTTTCAGGTGCGTCAAAGGCGTACACTCCAATCCTAGAAGAAAATCGCATCAACCTTCGTCCTACAGAATAAGGTAGTAACATGGCAGAGTCAATGGCAGAAAAAATCGCCAAACTACCTCCCGAGCAAAAGGCTATGGCGCTTCAAGGATTTGATCCTGAGCGCTTACAGTGGGACTGGTCGTTTTGGGGTCGTCCCGAGCAGCAACGCCCTGAAGGCGATGACTGGAATATCTGGCTCTATCTTGCAGGTCGCGGTGCTGGAAAGACTCGCACCGCCGCAGAGTGGATAAGAGAAGAAGCAAAGTACACGAACAAGGGGCAAATACGTTTTGCGCTTGTTGCTCGTACTGCCGCTGACGTTCGCGACGTTATCGTTGAAGGTGAATCAGGAATCATCAACGTGACACCTCCAAGTGAGCGCCCGCTGTATGAACCGTCAAAGAGACGTTTGACTTGGCCCAATGGAAACACAGCTACTTGCTTCACCGCAGATGAGCCGGATTCACTTCGTGGTCCGCAATTTACACATGCCTGGGGTGATGAGGTTGCTGCCTGGCGTCAAACTCCCGACGCCGCAGGTATGACCGCGTTTGATAACCTACGTGTTGGTACTCGTCTTGGATCTAATCCTAAGATCGTTGTTACAACAACTCCAAAGAGAGTTCCTCTTCTTTACGCGTTGATGGCCGAGGCTGAAAAAACTGGAAAGGTTATCATTACCCGTGGTTCAACTATGGATAACCAGGGAAACCTTTCTAACGCGTATCTAGACGCCATCAAGGGCGTGTATGAAGGAACTCGACTAGCGCAGCAGGAACTATACGGCGAGATGCTCTCGGACGTAGAAGGTGCGCTCTGGACGCCAGATCTTATTGACCGTGGCCGTGAATCGCAGCTACCAATGGGAACACCGTTGCGCGTTGTTGCCGTTGACCCATCGGTTGCAGAGAATCCTCGTGACGAGTGTGGAATTGTAGTTTGTGCGTCAACTGGCGAGCGCGATTTGTATAAGCGCAACTCTTGGGTATTAGAAGACGCAACTGTTCACGGCTCTCCTGACGTGTGGGCAAACAAGGTAGTTCAAATGGCGCGCAAGTGGGGTTGCCCTGTGGTCGCGGAAGTTAACCAAGGCGGTGCGCTCGTTCGCAACGCGATTAACACCATTGATCCAAGCATTAAGGTTTTAGAAGTTCACTCCAAGTATGGCAAGGCTTTACGCGCAGAGCCAATTACGCTCGCGTATGAGCAAGGTCGTGTTCACCACGTTGGATATCTCGCAGACCTTGAGTCACAGATGATCTCGTGGATTCCTGGTGAAGGTAAGTCTCCAGACCGCGTTGACGCTTTAGTACACGCATTAACCGCGCTCCTCATTAAACCTCCTGCTGGTTTCGTTGGTGGAAAGATCACCGCGCGCTCAATGGCAGGTCGCAAGATTCCAAGCGATAGAACCGGCGGTGTTTTTAAAGTTCGCTAGTGTACACAACATGTTATCGTGTACGTTATGGAAGAGAAGCGTCGTCCCGCACGTAAGCAGGAGCTACCAGCGTCTGAGGTTCAGCTTCTTTCTACTTTATTTCACAAGGAGTTCTACACCCGCGTAGGACAGTTGTTCGAGGCAGGTTGGCCTCTTCAAAGTATAGGTAACGCCTGTAATCCTCCGCGTAGACGTTCTACGGTTAAGTTTTGGGTTACCCGTAAACACGAGTACTCTCCTCTTGATGTACCAGTTCCTCTACCTAAGCTTAAGACAGGACCTCGCGGTTACGTATCACGACGCCCAGTCTCTCCAGGAATAAGTGAAGCAGAACGCGCACGTATCGAGCAGTTGTCTCCGCTGGCTCGTCGCTACCGTTCAAAGATGACAGGGTTCTCCCCGCAGGCAGCTGCCAATGAAGAACTTACAGCTATCTGCACTCGTCTTTATGAGTCTAACGTCCCAGTTCGCGAGCTTGCCGAGGCGGCAG